AAAAATGTTTGCCTCCTAGCCTCCGGCGCACCGTACTCGGTCAAAAATTCCGGACCCACATCACGTGACACAATCCTCATGAATCGTTCCTCAACACTCCGGCGAACCGGCTCAGATTAAGGACGTCATACAGGGAACACCTGACGTTTAGACAAAACAACAACCACCCACTCTAAAGAGTACGCGTTACCGCTTCAACATTCCGAAAGCACTGAATGCGCATTGCGCAAACCGACCGACATTTCGAAACTAACCTACCAGGACAAGGTCGCAAGACCTGTGCAAGCAGAAGCTTATATAAATGTTTTTTGCGCAATGCTAAACTGCATTACTTTTATCTTTTATTTTGTTTTTGTGATTTTAAATAATAACGAAAAAAACCGCCACCCTAGTAACAAACGACCAACAACCGACTACCAGTAATCTTACTTGCTTAGCATGTGTTTTTGTGTTTTTGAATACGTAATACAAAGATGTCGGGTGAGACACCTAGGTTTGTGTTTTATACACGAGGGCCGGGACTCCTATAAAGCCCCAGGCATTCGCATCATCGGCCGGCATTCGCCGGACGGTTATAGCTGTGGTAGTATAAGGTACCGCAACAAGGTTCGTTGTGCTGGTAAAGTCAGCAACAGGATAAAATCCTCCTGTTCCAGCATCATTGAACATGGACCCACTAACACTCCTTCCCATTGTCTTCTGGTAAGGAGGTATAGTAACGTCTAGCGGTTCAACTGTGAGATCAACATAAGTCTTCAAATTGTCGTTCTCATTTGCCGTATGATGATCAGAATTTACTAGCCCACGCTGAATAGTTCCAAATGAATAACCGAGAGCCCACAAATAGCGCCCAGGATCAGTGATAACAACACGTGCTGAACCGGTAACACACGTATACATACTACTAACTAAATCGTAAAAGTCTCCAAAAAAATATGAACGAACTAACGTGGCAGTAATGCTCGTGTTTTGAACTACAACACTAACATAAAAAGGACCAACGATCTGGGCCTTATTTGCAGAGGCAGCAATGGTGCGATTGAAGGTATTATCTCCAATCAACTCCACAGGCAGCTTCCACAACTGCCTAAAAGACATCATCTTTTCACCTATGCACATGGTGGCTGGAAGAAGGGACGCTTTGTCTGACGGTGATCCCAAGTCTGCCTTGACAGAAGATGACAAAGCAGACTGGGTCACAAAAGGCGCCCAGGGTTCGAAGACACAACCCAAAGGGGCAGCGACCTCAAAATCAGGACCACCGCAAATTTCAGTAACGATCGAAATTGTGGACGGTACCGTATTTGGGGCCACAAGGGGATCGATCACAGTTATTATTAAGTGACCAATACCCGTAGTGCCCTCTTGGAACATAAACGGTGAAATGAAAGGAACAGTGAGTTCGACTTCATTGGTCTGGCGAACGTCTACGACTATACGCCTATCAAATTCAGTCTGGGCAATGGTCGTTGATATGTTTGTGGCCTTATAATTGGGCTCATAACTGAACATCAAACGACCTGAATAGAACTCATTCTTCACAAACTTAAAACGGTACTTTAAAGACCCACGCCAATACTGATGAGTATTAGCAAGGAAACACACAGGAGGCATAACATAACCACTCCCGTACGCGTTGAACTCATTGGGAGTAACAGAAAAAGAAGCCAACTGAG